TTCTTCTGAAGAACTTATGCGTGTAGGTAAACCCTTCCGCGTAAAGCATGTCGTAGAGGGTAGAGAATACATTATGTTTGACTCTACTCAGGTTACTGTTATTCCTTCCGCTGTGGAAACTATGATCGCAGAAGACTATGGACCCATGGAAGCGTACTTAGCAGAAGAGGCTGAAGGTACACTCGAGCCTGCTGTCGTGCCTTATGCTTATCGCCGACAGAAGAAATACAATGAAGCAAACACTGTCATGAAAGCTATACGCCTAAACAAGAACACAGATGCTGATATATTAGCATTCTTGGAAGTGCAGCATTTTCAGACCATTACCAAGCAGGCGCTTCGTATGTTAATGGCAACGATGTCGAAAGAGGAAGTAAATGGTTAATGTACGCAGAGGCCAGATGTGGTATTATGCTCCTAAGCATGAAGTGTCTGGCAGTGTGCAGAGTGGAAGCCGACCGGTTATCATTGTTTCGAACAATGTAATCAACTTAACATCAAACGTATTGCTTGCTATCCCTTGTACTCGGCAAGTAAAGAGAAACTTTCCTACACATGTAATGTTCGTGTCGGAGGGAGGAGTAGCTGTAGCAATAACTGAACAGGTAATGTGCATAAGCAAAGATGATCTTACTACTTGTTTAGGATACATAGACGAATACATCATGGAGCAAGTAGACGCTGCTATGCAGGTGTCCTTAGGCTTAGTCGAGACAAGTTATACTAGAGATATTAAAAGACTGGGGGAAACATAATTGAAGTATTTGACAAGTAAAGAATGTTCGGAACTGCAAGAGAAACAAATAGCTAAGTTGATCGATGGTAAGACACAGCCCAACTCAGGTGGAACGAAATTTGGTGGCGGTGATGTACTCACAGAGGATTTCTTTGTAGAAGCAAAAACACAGACAACCGATAAGATATGCTTCACGCTTAAAAAGGAATGGTTCGATAAAGCGCAGGAGCAAGCCTTCGAGCAAGGAAGAATATGGTCTGCTATTGCATTTCGATTCGGTCCAGAACAGGAAGATCATTTCGTAATAGATGCACTTCTTTTTAGAACACTGGTGCATCACTTGGAAACAAGAGAGGAAGAGTAATGGCAACTAATAAATTAAATAGGAGGAAAACAAATGGCCAAGATTGAATTCTTTATCTTTCCCAGTGGTGCTATATTTACAGTAGCGAAAAACATCGAAGATTATGCACATGCTAATGGCGCCGGCATTCGAATGGATCCAGACGGTACACGTCATCCGGGTTCTGTTTGCAATCATGCTTTACAAGAGATCTTAAAGGACAATTCGGCTCGGCGTTCCTTAGGAATAACTTCTGCGGACTGCGTACAAATACGCGCAGCAGAAGCTCCCGAGTTCCTTGAGTATCTTATAGACCATGAAATCATACACAAGAGTTCGTTGAAAGATGGGATGCTGGATATGTACTCGATACGTGCTGCTGTGTCTATATGCAAGATACTTCTGCATAGGCACTGGTTTGCTATGCCCCCGGAGGACATGGAAAATTTCATTGTTACGGAGCGTATTCATTTTATGCCTAAGAAGCTGTCTATGCTTCGTGAGCGTCCTTCCAATTCTCTTCTGATCGATAATGTTTTAGCTGTCGTACCTGATCGCTATAAAGTAATCGACCACATGACAGAAGAGGAGCAGGCTGCTGTTCGAAAGTATAGCGCAATGGTACGTGAGACGAGAGAAAACGGTAGGCAGCATGTCAAGCGCAGCCATCCGGACTTAGGCTGTTATGCCTTTAGTAAAGATGTAAGGGAAAGGAGAAACAAATAATGGACGATAAGAATTTATCAACTCTGCTTGACATGATAGCAGAAAGAGATAATAAGATATTCAGATTGGAGCAAGACCTAACCTACGAACGGAATAGCGTTAATCGGTTAACAGAAGATCGTGATAGGTGTAAAGCACAGTTGGCAGACGCTAACGAAATCACGAGAAAGCTCAAGGAGGCAACGAGTAATGGAAAGTCGTAGAGTAATCAAAGATCCTTCTGATAGTAACATGACGGTAGCAGAAGTGCTTGCACTCGGGCCGGAGGACTTAGCGCAGACACAGCACGATGTTCTGTATTCAGCTGCCTTGTCTATTTTAGAGGATTTTGTAGATAAGTTCAGGCAAAAGGACTATGCAGCAGCAAGAGAGATGTTACAGTTTTCCAGAGCAGGAGACGGATACGGGGATGATAATTACTACCTTGACATGTCCTGTTTAGGACAGAACACTCCTGATATGGGTGAAGTCATTCAACGTTTGGAACATCTTCAGCTGATTCTTAATGCAGGTAAGGCGGGCAATAAGAAATGATAACAGATGAACATGTAATCAACGAGATACGAATTAAGTATAAGAACTGGGTCGACATAAGTGTGTTGGCTCAGCTGTACTGTCAGCCGTCGGATGAAATTCGTAAAATCGTAGCAGGTGTAGAGCGCCTTAAGCTGACACCTAAAGAGAGTATAAAAGCTGTACGCAGAGGAAACAGAAATAAAGATGAAATGGAATTTCTGTATGAGCGCATGGCAGAGTTACACAGTATGGGTTATCATAATTCAGCTATTGGAATAACGCTCGATTGTTCTAGCAGCGTGGTTGACAGGTTCCTGGAAAAGACAGGAAGAATACCAAATATTTATAAAAGATCAAAGGAGATATGATATGTGCGCAAGAGTAACACTAGCAGTAAAGTATAGACCGAGGACATTCGACGATGTAGTGGAGCAGGCCTCCATTAAAACTATCCTCTGTCAGCAAATCGAAACCAACACCTTCAAGCAGGCGTATTTGTTCTGCGGTCCTGCGGGCTGCGGAAAGACTACCGCTGCTCGAATATTTGCCAGTGATATTAATTCCGGAGAGGGCAACACGATTGAAGTAGATGCTGCTTCCAATAACGGCGTAGACAATATTCGTGAGATTATAGACAATGCAAAACGAAGAGCACTGGATAGCGAATACAAAGTCTATATTATAGATGAGGTACATATGCTTTCCATCGGTGCTTTCAACGCCATGCTCAAGTTAATCGAAGAGCCTCCGAAAAATACTGTATTTATTATGTGCACCACCGATCCGCAAAAAATTCCAGCTACTGTCCTCTCTCGTGTACAGCGTTACGACTTCAGTAAAATTTCGCTGCAAAGTATTGTTGCGCGTCTTAAGTGGATTATACACTGCGAAAACAGTCAAGACATTGATGATCCTGATTTGTGTGACATAGGTAGTATCTTGTGGAAAGATGAAGCTGTGCAGTACATTGCAAAGCTGGCTGACGGCGGCATGCGTGACGCTATTACTATGCTTGACAAATGCCTTTCATACAGTGAAGATCTCACCATTGAGAACGCTGTTACTGCCTTGGGCACCGTAAACTACACTACGCACTTTGAACTGCTGTATTTGCTGGCGACAGGCGGTGTTAAACAGGCGGTTAAGCTCATCGATGATACGTATAACGCAGGCAAGGATCTGAAACAGTTTCTTAAACAGTTCCAGTACTTTATTATCGATGTGTGTAAGTACAAACTATTCGAATCTTTTGAATATGTTTCCATACCGGAGCTTCCGGAGTACAGACAGAAAATGGAAGATGAGGAATACGATTCCTGCGTAAAGATACTGGAATGGACACGTCAGCTTAATGCCGACATAAAGTGGGAGCCCAATGCGAAAGCTATGGTAGAGACAGCAGTTATACTGTCTTGTCTGGAGAGTGGAGTATGATAGGACAAGAGGTAAATAAGCAATGTCTTATGTCCTTTCTCGACAGTGACAAATGTCCAAGGCTTACTATTTTAGTCGGCGCAAAAGGTTCAGGCAGGAAAACACTGGCCAGCTTGTTTGCTCATATGCTACATGCGTACGAAGTGCTTCCGGGCAATTCTGTGGAATCGGTACGTGAGACCATAGCAAGTGCTTACAAGTGTGATCACAATACACTGTACATATTTCCGGATGCTGACAAGATGTCCATTGCAGCGAAAAATGCACTGCTTAAGATTACAGAAGAACCTCCGCGTTCCGCGTATTTTGTTCTTACAGTAGAGAGCAGAAGTAACATGCTTCCGACCCTGTTAAGTCGTGCTACTACTCTTAACATGGAACCCTACTCGGGCGAGGAGTTACTTGAGTACATACTTAAGGCTACGCCTGGTGGGTATACGCCGGAAAGAACAAGTGAAGTATTGTCTATGGCAGAGAATCCTGGGCAAGTCATTGAGCTGTTTGACATGGATACGACAGCATTTATTGCGTTTTGCTCAAAAGTGTTGGATAATATAGGTGTAGTAACAGGTGTCAATGCTTTTAAGATTGGACAGAGCTTCAGCTTCAAAGAGGATACGCCTGGTTACAACCCTATATTATTCTTCAACTGCATTTGCAAGATTGCGTATGAGAGAGCATTCCTGTGCAGCGACGTAGACAAAGTAAGAAGACTGCGGAATACTCTTAAGTGCTGTTCGTTCTTCAAGCAGCAGTTTTCTCTTACGGGCGTAAAGAAAGATGCCACTTTCGATATGTGGGTACTCGAAATGCGCAAAATATGGACGGAGGTTGGATTAGATTGAAAGAAGAAAATAAAGAAAAACCTGAAGTGCATATCGACTTGTCAGGCATACTGCGCGACGTACTCAATGACCAGAAGCAGTATTTCGCAATGCAGCATTACATAAGTCATCGCAGACTGTATGGAGAGATAGTAATTAATTTTATCTCTACTATGAGTATAAAAGACCAGAATATACTTCTGCGAAACTTAAAAGAGAATTCTCGCATATGCGAAGCTCTGTGCAAGAAGTATCATCTGGTACAGGAGGACGAAACAAATGGAGTTAACTGAATTACACAAACAAATATTCGATAAGCGTGTAAGTCCTCTTCTTATACTTACGGGCAAAGAGATCGGAGTGTTGGACATCTACCTTAAGAAATTGATAGATGCTTCAGGAAGAAAACCAGAGCACTCGGATACTGTATTGGAAGCATACCAGCGTATGGTCAAAAAGAGCATGACTGCTTCGCGCAGGTTGTTTTTAGTCAGAGGCGATGATGCTTTTATTAAGCAAGAGAAAGTATGGGCTCAGGTATTTAGTGCAGCAACAGACACCAATTCGCTCGTATTGGTATTACCTGTACTGGACAAACGCAGTAAGTTCTATAAACAGTACGCACATATGATCGTAGAGTTTGAGCCTGTTTCTCCTGGAATACTTTGCAAGTACGTAGAAACAGAGCTTCCGGGATTATCCACAAATGGAAAAATGAGATTAATCGAAACATGTGAATCGGACTATAGTCGAATACTTCTTGAGTGTGATAAGATTCGGCAGTACACAGATGCTCAAGATCCGACAGGGCATATTTCCACATATGATGATGTGCTCAAAGTGCTTATTGAGGACGGTACAATTTTCCAGCCGATTGGTGACATTACATTCAAATTGACAGATGCTATTCTTACGCGCAACTATAAGAACACAGGTAAGTATCTGCTTCAGGCCCGCAGCAAAGGAGAGCCAGAGATAATGGTACTCTCGATACTGTATAACTCTTTCAAGCAAATGCTTATGGTGCAAGGCTTAGGTCCAGACACTTCCGACGCATGCAAGCGCACAGGTCTTACTTCGTGGCAAGTGAAAATGGCCAAAGAGAAAATGGGTGCGTACACTGTCAGCGATCTCGTTCACGCTTTGAAAACAACACGGTTTGTCGAAATGGGAATTAAAACAGGACAAGTGGACGCAGATGTGTCCTTGGAGTATTTAATTATCAATGTGATGTAATGCTTCAGCCAAATGCTTCAGGGAGGTTTCATATGATAGAGAGAATATTTACGGCATTAGCAGTTACGTGGTGGGGTAAATTACTTATAATATTCTATTCTGTTCTACTGGGAATGTTCATAGGTATGTTATTTGTGATCGTATTTGCCTTATACTATAAGACAATAACAGGAGGTTGACATGGCAAAAAGAATATTAGCTTGGGAATGTAGATACTGCGGAAAGATAAAGAAAACAGAGATTATTTGTTTGCGACACGAGAAAGCATGCCTGAGTAATCCTGATGCTCATAACTGTCTTATGTGCGGTCACCATACAGGGCGCATATGTGACAAGAGAGGGTGTATGTGCTCTACCGCAGTGAGCGCGAAATGCGAACATTTTAGACCCCAGACAGAAGAGGAATTACTTAATAGTATTCGTATTTACACATCACCGATTGATAGTGTATAATGTACACATCGAGATATTAAGGAGGCGTGTATTCAAATGGCAGATACAAAGTTCAGACCTATTAAACCTAAGCAGCGCATGTTTGTTGAACTGATGGTTTATCAGGGACTCAAAATGGAAGAGGCATTCGCTCAGATGATGGGTCTTACTCTTACAGATGAAACACGTGACGATATAAAGACAAAGGCAGGTCGAGTATTTCATTCACGTGTTGTCTATAATTATTACAATGCGCTTATGGAGGAAGTCCGCGATAAGTCCGTGAAAAAGGGTGCATGGACTAAAGAGGTAGCGGAAGAGAAGTTAATGCGCCTTATTGAGCACGCTGAGGATGAGCTATACGGTACAAGCGGAAAACAACCGCAACGAATTACCTTAAGCCGCCTAAACGCTATCATACTACCTGCTAAAGAGCTCAATACCATGAACGGACTGAACACAACGACCAATGTAAATCTACAAGGAGAGATTGTCCAGATCATAGGCGAGGATAATCTATTAGATTAATTTTAGTCAAATAAAAAAGCACCCACCCATTACAGGCAGGTGCTTTTTTTTATGTGAGATAAACTTTATCCGTACCAATCTTGATGTATCGATCTTTCTTGAATTGGTACACTTTCTTCTTGAAAGATTTGCTTACATCCTTTTCCGTGAGTACACGCAGTAGAGCAGTTTCGTCTGGACACCATACGATATCTTCGATACCTATTACAGTATCTTCGTTAATGTCTATAATTTGCATGAACTCCGGACAAGTAGCAAGCGGGTCTGGGTCGTCAGGAATACAATCGTCCTCATCGTTATACTCCAGTTCATCCTCTACTACTGTACGTCGCTGACTAAAGAGCCATCGGATAATCCGGAACGGGGTTAAGAATATTAATCCGAGTAACCATAAGCAGAACGTACGAGCCAACGGGCTTACCCGTGAGCGATTACCATGCATGGTCAGTCGTCCTCATTCCCCTCGTTGAAACTGTCGTCTTCCAGTGCTGTCACGTTGATGGAATCCTCGTCGACTACAAGATAGTCAGGATCTGTGTCTATGTCGGTTTCCTGAACCATTTCAAGAGCCTGTTCTTCATTGTCTGCGTCAACCTGGACAGTGTATGTGAAATTCATTGTGACTTCGAATTTAGCCATTGTTCTCGACCTCCTCTACGACATCCGTGATTTTGTACTCGTCTGTGTGAATGATGCTGTGCCAGTTTAACCTGACATCAGCCCGGCTATATGCTCTGACTTTTTTGGTGTGCGTACCTTCGAAAGGAAAGTACCTGGACTTGTACGTGACGACAAATGTTTTGATAACTTTCTGCTTAGGCATTATGTTTTCCTCCTGCGCTCCTTATCTGGAGATAAGTAAGAAACTCTAGATACTCAATTGTGACTCCATAATCTGTGAACATATTAGCAGCAGCCACTTTGAATGCCATTTGTTTCTCTCCGTTCGTTACAGGTGTCCTATCGCTCTTGCTAAAATTGTGACATCCGTTAAGAGCATTTTTATAGAGCCTTTCCGTTTCTGCATAAACGAGCAGAGCAACGGGAGCATCCTTTTCTACGGCTAAGTCGATACACAGTTTCATCTTGGGCATCATTTCCCTGTACATTGCCATTCCTTCGATTGCATCATCGCCTGTTGCGTACCACGACATACATAATGGTTTGCCGTCTGTTTCTCCTATGAGTACGTACTTGACAGGATTTAATGAATACATTCTGAATCCATAATTGAGTGATTCGTAGGTTCTGCTTATGAGCATTTTATCTCCTCGATTTCTTTATCTGTAGGTAGGGTAGCCTTTAACACCACTGCACTCTCTCCTTTATACTTCCATGCGAAGTGCAGCATGTCGATTATCTTTGCCTTGTTGATAGCACACTTTCTGTATTTGTATTCGATACTGTACTTCTCCCAATACCAGGGCGTCGAAGTATACTGAATGAATACAGCAACAGGTAAGTCCTGTCCTTCATGTACAGGTGCTACCTTGATGATGACAGCAGGATTAGTTTCCTTGTCCCACATCTTGTTACTCATTTCTGTTCCTCCTTAATCTCGCCGTATACATCGTCTACATAGTACAATCCGGAAAAGCCATTAAAGACTGCGGTGTACCGTTTTCCCTTGTATTCAGCTATCACATTATTGCATCCGTTTTCACTGACAATTGTGACTTCATCTGTCCTGCCTAAGCTGTGAATCATAGCAGTTGCGCTCATAAATATAGTACCTCCTTTCTTCTGCGAATGTGGTAAATGTGCAGACATATACTATTCCTCCAACCGGCTTAGGTAGTTATGCGGGGACTCGTTCCATAACGAGCTTCATTGCAAGGTCCAAGAGTAGCGGTGCGTCCAGGATAGCCATGAACGAGTTTTCCTGCGAATTCTCTGTCTTGCGCAGCGGCTCTTTGTGAGTGGACATATCGGACACGGCGTTGATAAATCCCCAACCGGTTCCTTTAATGTTACCCAGATCGTCCATGTTCCAGGCCTGCTTCAATTGGCTCTGCAATAATTCCTGTGCGTCAATTTTGCGTTCTGTCATTTCCTCTGTTATAGGAAACATCTGGCTTGTAAGAATTTGAAAGTCCTTAGGCGCAATATGCACCCGAGTGAGCAGTTCAGCCTGGTTGTTAAGACTGGCCATGTAGTTGGTAGCAAGACCGAGTGTTTGACGTGCGACGTCCAGCTTGCCTGCGATGTTACCTGTGTGGCGTACATTCCACATTCTCTTGGCCCCGTTAAGAGCACAGTTGAGAGTGTTTTCACATACAACACGCACCGGCGTCATACAGACTTTCATGCTTCCAAAACCATCGTGGCAATTGGTAAGAACCATAAACGGCTCTACTGCATCTCCGAGGATAGTAGTGGTGGGCATTTTAGCGAGCATCCAGATACGCTTTCCGCTGCTAAGACTTCCAGCAGTTTCATACTTGACGCCTTCGCCAAGCAGTGCATCTGTAAAGTCGAACGCTTCAAGGTTCTGTACCGGTTTGTAACGACCTCCAACAACACCCAGCACCTTTTCATCGGAGCTACGAATGTTCATGAAGTATCCGGCTTTCTGGTCTTTGTAAACAATCTCTTCCTGGCGTACCTGCCAGTCAAGGCCTGCGATTTTAATAGCTTCTTCGCTGGAAACTGCTTCCTGGATAATTGTTCCAAGACCGTGCCACGGTGTGAGCCTGACGCTGAACATAGTTTCGATATTTGCACTCATGATATTTATCCTCCTATAATTTTGTTTAATTCATCTGCTTCTGATATGTTTAGTGAATACGAATGAATCGGAGGAATAGTATATGTCTACACATTTACGATGCTACAATTTCCTATCTTCGTTTAAGAGCACGACTGGCTTATTCATCTTATGCGTTAATCTGTTTTTTGGACAGCATATTCTTTCCATCGTTTAATCCTTGGAAGAATGTAGCAGCGTCCATTTCTGTAGTTCCAAAAGTAGAGTTCTTTGTCCGGAATCCAGGAGCGGCAGTTATGCGCTTCAGTTCCTGTGTCACGTCGGGCGGAGTAACAATCATGAGTGCTGTGCTCTGTTCGCCGAGAGCAATTGTTATTCCTTTGATAAAGCCCATGGCATAAGAATTAAATACTCCTTTAGTCGGAAGACCCATACCGTATGCCTTATTGTAATGTTTGTTACCCTCTTTGAGGATGAAAGCATACGCCATTTCAAACACTCCGCGTGCTATTTTAGCGTCGACAGAATGTCCAACGAATGTAATCCTCTTATTCCAAATGAATATTTCGCACTTGAAATTATGTGACAGTGCGTTGGCAAGAGGAATACGGAAGCCCATGTCCCACTTATGTGTGCAAACTTCCTGAGCGTATTCAATCTTATCTTCTTCGGTAAGTTCAACCTGTACATCGTACTTAGCCATCAGTTCCTGGGCCTTAAGAGTAGCAGCTTGGACCTCAGCTTCCGAAGCATTTTTGTTTCCGTCGGCAAGAGCAAGCAGTTTCTTAATTTTTTCGATTATGTTTTCCTTCTCCATGTCATTGCACCTCTTCTATTAGTAGAGTCGTACTCTTAAATGAAGCTAGGACCTGTGAACTGTGTAGGATAAACTTTCTTGTTCTATGTTTTATTTACTTTTCGTCCAGGTTGTGGTCGGCGGCTTCGGATATGTCGAAATACTGTAAATCCATCATATTCCGGTTCCAAAGGTGAAAGTAATAATAAGCAATTTCTTCCTGTTCTTCGTGGTAGAAGTCATCTTCTTCTTCATCGTACTCTGTTGTATGAACAGTTATACGCTTTTCTTCGAAAGAATCCTGTTCCAACCCCTCGCCGAATCCGTCTGAATACTGGCCCATGAGGTATTTAAGAAGCTCCTTGCTTTCTGCTGCATCCAGATTCCTCGATGTTTCAATTCGAGCAACGCTATGCATATAGTCCGCAGAATCAATCATAAGGCCAATCTTTATATTAGTTACGGCGGCGGCCAATGTGGTTGATTTGTCGATATACTCGGCAAGATTAAGCATCTTTTTATGCCCTTTCGAGTCTTCATCAACTTGGTGTTTCTTAATTAAATCGCTTATTTCGTCCAGGTATTCGCATACTTTTCCGTCTTTTAGGTGCTGATCACTGCTTCCATTTCCTATTCTTTCTAAGCAATCCGCTTGAATTGTGACAAGTACTGCACCTTTTACATAATAAATCATGTGTAAACCTCCTGTTATGTCTCGGTTTATCCGAGAATTATTTCCTTAAGAAAGTTTACCCTATACAATCCACAGGTTAAACATTTGATGCCTTGGTAACGAAATAAGAAGCTGAAACATTCCGATTGTTCTGTCTATTTTCGGTTTATGTTTTTACGCATTGCATCGCTCTGTGCGCGAGCAATTCCGAGATCAATTTTGTCTATAAAGAAGCGTGGTGTTTGTTTAGAAATAATTATTTTCCGATTATCTTTTACACGTACTGTTGGTTCCATAATTTACGTCGCCTCCGTGTCACTGCGGTTTCAGCTCCTTATTTCGCTACCAAGGTATCTATGTTTAATGTAGCATCGGATAGTACGTTTACAATCTGCAGGTTTCGGTAAACCTAATGCTTAGAATTATTGGTTTCCTGCATTTCGTATAAGTACTATCTATCGCTCATTTCCTCATGCACATTGGCATGGTTGTTGGCTCCTGTCGTCTATGACGAACTTACTTACTAGCCGCCTTCAATAACAGCGGATAGAAGAAGAGTATAAAGCGATCTCTATATTAAGTTTGCAAGATACGACGCGCTGGTAGGCTGCTTAGACGTTTTTGTGGGACAAACTGTGTAGTTACACAGCGTGTAGAACATAACGGAGAAAGGAGCACAGGTGGCGCTGTCACCATATACTATATGATGCTACTTTAATGATAACACAGGTGTTTCGAATCTAGTTAATGCGATTATCGAAGGATTACGTAATCGTTTATTACTCCTTGAATACTTCAGCCAAATGCTTCAGCTATAAGCTCTCAAACAAAAAGATAGAGCATTGCTGCTCTATCCTCTGTTGATTTATCTATATCTGATTGTGATTCCGATTAATTATTCGATAATCTCTCTTATTTCCAGAATGAATTTATGTGTCTCGTTTATTTCATCTGTTTTATAGTCTCTGTATACAAGATCAAAGGCACATATAGTTCCAAGATTGCTTATAACACCTGCACGTACTTCAGGAAGTACTGTTTCTTCTGTTTCTTCGCCGTCTCCGTCTTCTATAAAAACTGTCTGTTCCAAATCCGGATTCTCTGACAATGTCTCATTCAACCCGTATAGTGCTTCAAGTCCCATTCCATCCGACAGAAGAGAAAGGATTGAGGACATTATAGCGGCTTCTCTTTTTACAATAGCGTCCATTCTTGCCAGTCTTGCCAATTCTACGTGTAATTCTTCTTCTCTACTCATTTACTTGTCCTCCTTATTATTTCTTAAATCAATTGTCTCATCTTTGTCGTTTTCCATTTCTTTCTGGATAGACCAAAAGAACCAGGTAAGAAACAGTGCGAGTGCTGTACACATCCCAATAACAATGGCTATCTTTAACATATTAGCTTTCCTCCATGATAGACATAATGAGTAGCATTTCTGCAGGAACTTCATAAACATGACCTTTTACGAAAAGAGTATAGGAATCATCTTCGTATCTAAGTCCAATCATGTCGCCCATTCTGCCATGTTCGCCGTTTAATTCTGTCTTATTCCAATCTAGTGTGTAATAAATGTGAGTTACCTTTGTCTCGCCTACACCCCAATATTCTCTTGCATTCTCTTCCTTTGCTTCAAATAGTTCTATAGCTGTTTTTCTAAGGTTGACAGAGTCTTTCGCGGCAATTAAAGTGTCGTCTATTTTTGCTATGTTTTTCATATTAGTACCTCCTTTCCTTTTATTTAGATACTATTGACACAGGTGCGGAAGCAGACAATAGTACGCCTGCTTCCTGTTCTCTGTCTATAGGAACTTAGTTACAATAGTTGAGCACTTCTGCGGGCAATCCATTAAAGTCTACCATTTCCTTATCGGTAAAGCGTACACCTGTCATTGCCTCGGTTAATTTCTGTGTTTGTCGCATTGCCCATACAATTTCCATGATCTCTGCTTTTGTTTTTTCCATTTTCTTATTCTCCTTTATATTTTTTACATGAGATTTCTAATGTCTATGTTATTTCCAAACGAATCTTTCATTTTGGTTGCGGCAGGTTTTAATCGCATCATGTCCGGATAAATAGGAGTATTTTTTGCGGTGTCAAAAGCCTCTGCTACATCATCGCCCTCTACATCAAACTTGACTGTCATTGTGAGCTCTACTGTGTATTTCATTTTCTAGTCCTCCTTAGTAAAGATAAATGATTCTTCTTTTCCGTAAAGGCCTTGATGTTCGTCGTCATACTCTACACGTCCTGCGTTATCACTGTATTTATAGGCTAACATAATGACTACCTCCTTCTTATTATTTAGGATTAACTTATACCTTACTGTATGTATACAGTATAACATACATAAAATACATAAACAAGCATATTTATTTTTAGACTCCATTCAAGACGTGGTATACTAGGCACTCTTGAAACTTCGTAAATGCTTCAGGGAGAACGTGTGTGACAGAGAGAGTCTCCGAAAATGTCTGAGAATTTTTCTTTGCATTGCTGAAAAATGTTATCAACGTGAAAAACTCAACGCCTTTGAAAGAGAGAGAAAAGTGGCTCAAAAATCACAGAATCTACCTCTAAAGTTATCCACAGCCGGCCTAATAATGCAGTGCGGCGAGCACGGCTGAAAATGCACGCAGCGCAACAAACCGCATGCAGCGCAACAAACCGCATGCAGCACGCACGCAGCGCGGCGAGAATGGCGGGCTGTATTAATAGTATTGTAACGTGCGTATAATACATATTAAAACAACGGCGAAAATCCAATAAAAAGGTGAACGTACGAATCTCCAAATAAACAGGTCAAAAAATAAATTAAAAAGATTTATGAAAAACGCTTGCAAGTTATACATACACCTGTTATCGTGTTAATCATACAGTGTACTTTGAAACGCACCCACCAAAACTACCTGCATGCCGCCATTCGTAAAGTTGCATGCAGCACGCCGCCGAAAGCCGCGTGTCACCACCTAGGAGGTTTCACATGTCAAACTTAGTAAACGCCAACGCCACTCTTACACTTGCCGATCTCGTAGCTAACCAGCAGTCCGCCAGCAGTGCCGCCGCCTTTGTTGCCTACAATAGCAAGAAAACGCTCCTCGCTGCAAATAGTGTTTTCGCCGCCAATATCAACGCCAAGTGCATGGCCCAGTTAACCGCCCTCAAAAATTGTTTTGCTTTCGCCGCTCACGTCAGCCACAATTACCTTGTCATCACAATGTATTACAATGCCAGCAAATCGTACTCTTTCTACGTGCTGTCAACTGCAACGCTCGCCGTACAATCGTTCACCAGTATCAAAACCGCCAAGGCCGCCGTTATTACCGCAGTAGCCGCTGAAGCCACAGCAGACGCCGCCAAAGCTGCCACAGTCGTAGCCGCCGCACTTACAACGCCTGTCAAGCCCGCAGTTGCAGCGCCCGTCGTAGCACCTGCCAAACCTACCGCCAAGTAACTGCCAAAACATAGCCACATTAGGAGGTACCAAAATGAAACACATTTTACACGTATTTAGATTTTGGGCAGTAGAATTTTATTATGCCCTTACTGTCTAAAAAACCCAGTACACTGCAAAAAGTAGCACGCCACCAAGCGTGCTACTTTTTTTTATGGCCAAAACAGAGAACTGCATGCAGTAGCGAAACCATTACGATCTACGCCGAGATAGCGGCAGAAACCTGTATAACGCCCGCGACGGTAAAAGACGGGTATATTTATATGTATAACTTACATGCACCTTATAAACCAATCTCGTGCGTTCTACGGCTATAGCAATAGGTACAATCCACGTCATGCAGCGGAAAAGGCAGGGCGAAAGGCCGCGGCAGAGAAAAGGGTCATATACAGCTATAGCTGTATATACCAGTATAACTACAGATACAGCTACTCTACACACGACGTTGGTTGATACAGCTACGAAACCGAGCAGTAATACAAACATACCGCAGTTATACATACATAGCCGTATAACGCCTTGTGCGCGGTTGTAGCACTATACACGCATGCGAGCTGGTATGTATGTATTACAAACCAGCACGTCTACGTACTGCCTACACACTGGATCTACTGCATGCAAGCGCTTTACTGTGGAGATGCAGTGCACAAGACGCGCGTCTGCTATATGGACATGGATGTTATAGGTATCGTACTGTCTACCTACCTTAGACGCCGACGTCGTGGCACGCAGCGCCTGTCTATATAGATACCGCCATGCAGTTATACATACACCAATTAAATAAAATAACTATTTTGTTTAATTGATGTACGTTATACAGGCAAGAGTGCCATAGATAGGCGTTCTACTGCATGCTTATCTACTATAGGATATCCGTATTTATAGCAGTTATCCACATAATCCACAGGAGATACAGGCTACCTGTGTATAACCTTGTAAGACATGTGGATAACTGGTATCTAGATGTGGATAACCATGTAGCTTAGGCACCCATGCAGGTGTAGATGCGGAACACCGAAAATGAGGGTGATAGGGGGGTGGGACCGAGACGCGGCCGATCGGGGCGAGATAGTCCTTCACGATATATTCTCGAACATAAACCTCTCTCGGTAATTTTTTCTCGTATATATACCTGACCGAGTAATACTCGTATGTATAACGTAGAGGATTCCTCGGATGCTATTGTACGTATAACTGCGAGGAGTCTCTCGGTCCCAAATAAACATAAGAATTACTCGGATTTACTCTATACATAAAGGAACTAGATGCTATAATACGTATGAGGGTAGAGTTCTTCTCACTTCGTTCGCCCCCGGAAAAAATTTGGGTCCTCATAAAGGAGTATAAGAGTATATGTTCAATATAGAAAGAATGAAAGAGCAAGGGTTCGATGATAGTTGTATTCAGATATGCGAGAAGATAAACGCGAACAACGACAAGAAGAGTAAATGCACAGGACATATATTCAATGTACAACCTAATAAGACATTTCGGTTTATTTGCTCGGTGTGCGGATACGAGTGCGATAACTCTTATTATTTAGGATACATCGACGGCAAGCGACATGAGTATCAAATGGAAATGCAGCAGCAGGTACAACCGCTAGATAGCGAGGATTAATGCAGCATGGCGATACGGATTAATCTTCCACAGACCATCGGCAAAGGGTATTGTGTTTATAAGCACACTACACCATCAGGTAAACACTACATCGGAATAACTCGACTTAGTCCTAATATAAGGTGGGACGGAGGACGAGGATATAACGAACAGGTGTTTGGTCGTGCTGTGCTAAAATACGGTTGGGATAATATATCTCACGAAATACTGGCACAGGATCTTACAAAAGAAGAAGCATGTAGACAAGAACAGACATTCATACAGCAACTCAATACACAGCATGTGAACTATGGTTATAATGTATCAAATGGAGGAGAGACTAATTCAATGTCTCTTGAAACCAGAGCTAAACTAAGCGCAGGAAGAATCGGAAGAAAGTATCCTAATACATCAGCTACCAAGATGGGGCATACTGTAGATACTATCACTCGAGATAAAATAAGGGAAGCAGTTAAACAGAGATGGGCTGAAGGATGTTATCCTCCTAAGATATGTAAAGAAGAAACAAAACAAAAAATAAGAGCAGCTAATTTAGGTAAGGTGTTGTCTGCAGAGACTAGACAAAAACAGTCTGCTGCATTGCGTGCAAATCCTCCTGTGGTTAGGAAATGTGTTTGCGTAGAAACTAATCAAGTATTTAGTTCTTGCGCAGAAGCAGAAAGATTTACGGGACACATGAATCCGCAGACAGGAAATATCAATGCGTGCTGTAGAGGCGATCAAAAGACAGCTTACAAATTAACTTGGAGGTACGCTTAATATGGCTATAAGAGTGAACCTCGTAAACACTGTTGGCAAGGGGTACAAAGAATTTTGGAACTTTAGAGGTCGTTACAGATGTCTAAAAGGCGGGCGTGGTTCTAAGAAGTCCTGCACTACTGCATTATGGTATATATATAATATGATGAAGTATCCTCTCGCCAATACGGTAGTCGTGCGTCGATACTTCAATACTCATAGAGACTCGACATTCGCGCAGTTGAAATGGGCCATAGGTAGATTACGTGTAAAGCACTTATGGAAAGCGACAATGAATCCTCTCGAATTAGTATACCTGCCCACAGGACAGAAGATAATATTCAGAGGTTTCGATGATCCGCAGTCCATTACTTCTATAACAGTTGAAATAGGATTCCTTTGCTGGGTATGGATGGAAGAAGCATTCCAGATGTCCAACGAAGAAGAGTTCAACAAACTCGACTTGTCTATTCGTGGCGCTGTCCCCGAAGGATACTTCAAACAGATAACCTTTACATTTAACCCCTGGTCAGAAAATATATGGATCAAAAAGAGATTCTTCGATGCGTACGATCGCGGAGAGCGTAAGAACTTATTATGCTTGACTACGAATTACATGTGCAACGAATTCTTGGATGCTGCGGACATAGAAGTATTTGATGAGATGAAACTTAAGAACTCCCGGCGTTACTTCATCGAGGGATTAGGCGGCTGGGGTATTGCGGAAGGACTCGTCTTTACCAACTGGCAAGAGCTGGACTTCAACATACAAGAGTTCAGGAACAGAACAGACAAACACGACCGACCCTACTTCCAAGAACTGTTTGGACTGGATTGGGGCTTCTCAAATGACCCGAATGCTATTATAGCAGTCATGGCGGATCCTAGAAAGAAAGAATTGTACGTATTCAAAGAGTCTTATAAGTATAAGATGACAAACGATATGATCGCTAAAGAAATCCAGGCCATGGGCTTCGGTGGTTGCTTAATTACAGCAGACAGCGCAGAGCCCAAGTCAATCGAAGAGGTTCGTGTTGCAGGCATACAGAGAATACGTCCTGCTAAGAAAGGGCCAGACTCTATCCATGCCGGTATACAGAAATTGCAGGACTGGAAGATATTCGTACATCCTTCGTGCCCTAACACTCTAGTCGAGTTAAGTAACTATATTTGGGACAAGGATAAAGACGGCAGAGTGCTCAACGAACCTGTAAACGAGTATAACCATCTTCTCGACGCGATGAGATACGCATCTGAGAAATTGAACATGAATAATTTCAGCTTCTAAGGGAGGTAGACATGAAAGGCTATATTTATCGCCTCACTAATACACTGAACAATAAAGTGTATATAGGACAAACGATTGATCTAGATAGACGATATAAAGAGCACATATATTACAGTGAGCATAATTCACCTATGCAAATTCATGCTGCTATAAGGAAGCACGGAATCATTAATTTTAGATTTGATGTTATTCATACTGTTCAAGGAGAAGAAGACGAAGTTAAACTCAAACTGAACATGCTAGAAAGTCAAGAAATTCTTGCCCACAATTCTTATAAGATCGGATACAATGCATCCTTAGGAGGAGAAGGAAATTACGGACTTGTTCATTCCGAAGCCTCTAGAAAGATTATAGGCGAAAAGAGTCGTAATCGTTCTGCTGAAAGTAATAAGAAAATAGGAGACGCAATCAGAGGAAGAATTATGCCCGAAAGTGAAAAACTAATGAGAAAAGAGATATGCAAGAGAGCATCTGCGGCTAGATGGCCTAAGTAACCACCTAATGGATAGCATGCGTTATGCTACCGAGAAGTTGTCTATGAACAACTTTTCCTTTTAGTCTTTATATTTGTCGATATATACACTATTAAAATCTTTAACAGTAATGTATAATTAAAAAGATAGAGTAATCGCAATCACAGGAGGCGCTGAAAGCATGGCTAAGGGTAAAACAACACCTACCTTATTCCCAGACCGGGTTTGGACAGTAGACACTTACGCATTGCACAACGAAGCTATGCGAGCAATTGAGGTAAGGTTACAAGACGAGAGGGATAAACGCCATTCTGAGGGCAATGAATTAAGAGCTATGGCACTAAAAATTAAAGAAACCGCTGATGAAAAAGCTCTGGAACTCGCAAGGGAAGCCCAGATTTACAAGGACGCACGAAACGAAATCATGCGAGAGCAATCACTCAAAGATAACGGCATCTATGCAACTCGTGACGACTTAGCAAGTGCTATTCAGGAAATACGCTCCGCTTTGCAACCATTATCGGACTACATAACCGGTCAGCGTGGCGGTGCTCAGGCAGGACGGGCAACAAAGGATAACGGGTTTAAGATTATAGCGGCTATCTCTTCAATCTTGGCTATTCTTGGCGTGTTTGCGGCTGTAGTAATGGCAGTTATGAAATAAGAAAGACGAGGGTGATAGACAATGGCATCATTTTGGTTTGGAGAAACGGAGACCCAGATCATATCCAGACAGATAGCAGACACCTCCAACTCAGGTCAACCTCAGATGGATTTTATCTCTACTGTAATCAAAGAGTATGAAGCTAGTCCTTTTTATAAGTTCATGGCCGTTGCTCAGAAGTACTACAGCAATGAGAATGACATCCTTGGAAACAAGCGCAGCGTAATCGGTAAGGACGGAGACAACAATCCTATTCTTATAGAGTCACAGCTTCTCGCCAACAACAAACTGGCGCACAACTTTATGAAGAAGTTGACAAGACAGAAGATAGGATACATGCTGGGCAAGCCTTTTGGTCTATTCTCTAATAAACAAGATGACCCGCATGCCAATGAATTCTTCGATCTTCTTAAAAACAACTATTTCGATAAAGACTTCTTCCGCTTAATAAAGAACATCGGTCGTGACGCTATCGTTAAGGGTCTCGGCTGGATGCTTGTTTATTACGATGAGCAAGGTAGCTTGCGTTTCAAACGCTGCGAGCCCGAAGAAGTTATTCCTTTATGGGCAGATTGCGATCATACGGAACTAGACGCTGTTATTAGGCGCTATCAGATTGAAGTGTATAAAGACAGCGGTAAGCAGCTTGACAAGTATGTAGACTACTACACGCACGAAGGAGTATACCATTATAAGTACGACAAAGACGGCAAGATGAGTGTTAACCCAGAAACAGAAGCACTCACTTGTAATTTCTATGTCAAGACACTTCCTACAGACGGCATACCTGTTTCAGACAAGGGCGTCAACTGGCTTAAGATTCCTTTTATTCCTTTCAAGTACGATCCAGACGAAAGATCTCTTCTTACGCGTGTTAAATCTCTCATCGATGACTACGACTCAAAGACATCCGGCGTGTCCAATGCCATTGATGATTTCCCGAATTCTATCACCGTTGTTAAGAACTATGACGGAGCTTCTAAAGAAGAGTTTGTTCATAACAAAAATCAGTACCGCACCATATTCGTACAGGGCGACGGAGATGCTTCTTCCCTTGAGACTAAATTAAACATTACAGAAGTAGATGCGCACATTCAAAGACTGCGTGTCGACATATACGAATTCGGCCAGGGAGTAAACACGGCGGATAAAGATATTAGAGATACTTCCGGTGTAGCACTACGTTTCATGTATGCTGACTTGGACATGGACTGCATTGACTGGGGCAATGAAACAGAGTGGTCCATTATGCTTATGACATGGTTCATACAGCAGGATCTTATCGCCAAAGGTAAGGGCGATTTCCAGGATGTCAAATATGATGTAATGTTCAACACGGACATTATCATAAATGAGACAGAAACTATAACCAACTGCTTCACAAGCAACGGTATTATATCCGGTAAGACAATTGCAGAGAATCATCCTTGGGTTACGAATGCTGCAAAGGAACAAGCACAGATGCTCACCGAACAGGGTGATGTACTTGATCTGGAAAGTGAATACGGAACAAAAACACCCTCTTCGCCCGCCACAGGGCAGCAGGCTAAAAAGTCTACTAAGTAAGGAGAAGCCATGAAAGATTTATCTTATTGGCAGCAGACATCCATATCCCGTATAGTAAGCTCTGAGTATTCCGTTCTGGCGTACGAAGAGCTTTTACTACAGGCGTACTCTGTTGCTCTCATTAACATTAAGAAAAGTATAAATGTATTCTTTGCGAAGTACACAGAGGACATAGAGATTCCCAGTGCGGATGAAACAAAGCCTTCGTATGTCAAGAAGATTCCGTATGCCAGTGTGCGCAAACGTCTCACGGACACGGAACGCAAGGATCTGAATGTGATGCTACGCGAATGGTATAAAGCAGCTATGGATCTCGGCTTATCTGCGGAATACAAGAAGTTCCTGCAAGCATTAGGCGAACAGAAATACATCACAAGACTCGAGTATTTAGAATCCAGTATTCGATATGAGATTGAGACAATGAAACAGAAGCAGCACGATGATTTTGTTCCTGTAATGCAGCAGAATTATATCTACGCCTACTATACTTCTTATTACACTACTTATATAGGAATGGAATCTGCTGCTCCGCTGGAGGTACTGGAAGCGCGTAACGTGGAGGCTGCTATAAAGACTAGATGGAATGGAAAGAACTTCAGTGATCGCATATGGCAGGACAAGGCGAAGCTGGTTGATACTCTCACACGTATTCTTCCTCGGTCCTTTTCACAGGGCTTCAACGGAGACACGTTAGGTGACTTACTTGCTAAGGAATTGAATGTTTCGAGGAACGCAGGACGCACGCTGGCACGCACCGAAATTAATCGCATGTGCAATCAGGCTTCTCTCGACATGTACAAGGCAATCGGAATTAGGAAGTATCAGTTTCTTGCTACACTGGACATGCGAACCTCTGATATATGCAGAAGCCTGGATCAGTTTATAGGCCTTGTGTCTCAAGCAGTTGTCGACGTTAATTATCCTCCCATGCACCCTAATTGCAGATCTACCACTGTTCCTTTCTTCGAGGAAGATAAATCTACTCCTCCCGAGGAAAGAATAGCAAGAGACGAACAAGGAAGCAATATCCGAGTACCTCGTAGGATGTCACAAGAGGATTGGATAAATACGTATGTACCAGAGGCACAGAGAGCTGATTTACTTAAATTCAAAAAGAAGTACGGAAATCCACCAGAATAGCAGAGTATCTTCTTTACAAACATTTTTAGATATACTATACTGTATCTATACCGAGACATCGAAAGATGTCTAATCAATCAGGGAGAGCCTATAAGGCACGCCGACTCCCGTAACAAGGCGAATTGAGAGGAGAATTATCATGGCACTAACAAAAGAGGACTTGAAAGCAAAAGGGTTGACCGACGAACAGATCACATTTGTACTCGCGGAACACAAGACATCACTGGACGGGAACTATGTACCGAAGGCTACGTTCGACACGGAACGTGAAACGGTAAAGACCTTGAAAGCAGACATTGCTGCACGCGATACACAGATTTCGGATCTGGGGAAATTCAAAGGAACAGCTGAGGACCTGCAAACCAAGGTAACTAAGTTGGAAGCCGACAACAAGATCGCCGCAGACAAATTTAATGCCGATCTTGCTAAGGTACAGACAGACAGTGCAATCCGCGCTGAACTTGTTGGAAAGGTTTATGACCCCGATGATGTTATTTCCAGAATCGACGCTACTAAAATTGTTGTCAAGGATGGTAAGGTCGTATCCGGATTGACAGAAATCTTAGATCCTCTCAAAGTCGCCAAGCCGCATTACTTCATTGCGGACAAGACGGACAATGGCACTCCCCCTGGATGGTTGTTTGGAAAAACTCCTCCTTCAGGTGCTGACGCCAAGGACAAAAATCCTGACAGTGCTGAATCGTTTGGCACACAGCTTGCTAAAGACAGAGCAACGTCTGCTGCGTCTGCTGTGAAGGCTGTCGATAACTATTTCAAGTAAAAAGAATAAAAGAGGAGGTAATCACAAATGATCGAACACAACACACAGAGTTACGCTACTTCGAAAGGCATTCTTGCTTTCCCGGATCACTATGTAGCAATGCCCCAGGCTTTTGCCAAAGACCATTCTCTCGCCGTCGTCATTGAAGGCCGAAAGATTATCAAGGCAGGAACCATTTTCCCTGCTAACGATGGAACCGCAATTGGTGTCATTTTTAGCGACTTGGACGTAACTGACGGAGATCAGAATGGTGCTGTCATCATTCACGGATTTATCAGTACCGCCAAGATGCCCGTAGTGCCGGCTTCTACAGCCGTTGCCGCTCTCAAGGGAATATTCTTCCTTCCGCTGTTCGCCACTACAGCTACCATTTCTGCACTGGCTGTCGCAGCTATTGCAATTGGAGCCGCGTCTGGTTTGGTCTATCACACAATCGTAAAGGCTGTCGGGTCTAAATTTAGACCGGAAGCTGCTACATTGAGTAACTGGACTTTCGTAGGCCAGGCTACCAATAAGGCTGCTGTCACTGCCATCGTCATTTCGGACGACGGAACAGAAGCTGACCTTACCATCACATTATCCGCCACAGCCGTTGCTGGTAGCACTACTGCTATTCCTGCCGCGTCTGTCATGTCGCTCGGAGTTGCACCTACCGCTGCTGCTACCGTTGCTACAGTAGCATAAGAGAGAGGGGAGAGTTACACAATGGCCAAATCAATTTTTGACATGGTTAATGCGCAGGCGCTGAGTGCGTACTACACAGAGATCGAATCCAACAGAATCCCGCTCTTGGGAGAAGCTCTGTTCCCAGCTGAAAAGAAAATGGGACTGAAGCTCGAATGGATCAAGGGTTATGACTCACTTCCTGTTGCTCTCATGCCGTCTGCATTTGACACGAAGCCTACGCTGCGTGACAGAGGCGGAGTCAGCATGGAAAGCACCAAGATGCCTTTCTTCCGTGAAGCAATGAGATTGGGCGAGCAGGACAGGCAGAATCTTCTGATGTTCATGGAGGCAAACTCGAACGCTTACGCCAGAGAGGCCATCACGAGGATTTTCGACGACACCAAGGGCCTGATCGACAGCGCAATGATTACTCCGGAGATTATGAGATTCAAACTCATGACCAATGGCGCATTCACAATCGCTTCTCCTCAGGAAAAGGGTATTGTCGTGTCTTACGACTACAATTATGACCCTTCCGGAAAATGGGCTGCGGCCAACAAGACCACACTGCTTACGACCACACGCTGGTCCGATCATGCAAACAGTAACCCTGTTGCAGACATCCTGGACATGAAGCGCAAGGCAAAGCAGAAGGGCATTACGCTCACTCGTGGTGTTATCGGCTATAATACCTGGCTTGACATCGTGTCCAACACGAAGATCAAACTCGGTATGTATCCCATGGCTGCACAGGCTGCCAATGTTATCGTCACAGACGACCAGATCAAGACATACTTCGAGTCCCTTACCGGAATTAAGTTTCAGGTATATGACAAGATGTACAAAGACCTTGACGACGCGGAACAGTACTTCTATCCGACACGCGGATATTGTTCTCTGTTCCCCACCGGCAATCTCGGCAAGACCTGGTACGGCACTACTCCTGAGGAAGCAGATCTTATGTCCGGTAATACTCTTGCTGATGTACGCATTGTCAATACAGGTGTTGCAGTCTCTACGGAGAAAATTGCACTTCCTGTTAACGTCATCAACTGGGTATCGGAAATCGTTCTGCCGTCTTTCGAGAATATGGACCGCGTATACAATCTTGTATACGTAGCGGACTAATAGGAGGAAGATACAATGGCAAAGGTTAAATTCGTGACCGAGGTGAAATACAACGGAGTCAAGTACCCCGCACACACTGTCTTCGTAGCAGCAGATGAAGATCTTGCTTCTCTTAAACAGAGTGGGGCAATTGTAATCGAGGATGCTACAATAGTTGAATCGATTGCAGTACCTGCGCCATTGGAAGCACCTCTGGTTGAACAGGGGAACACTTCTGAAGAATCAGAAGAAGGACCTGCCAAACAGGAAGAGAAAGTTCCTGTTGAACCCGTAGCAGACATCACCAAGATGACTGTTGTGGAGTTAAAGAGCCTCGCAAAGGAAATGGGTGTCGATATTAAGGGAGTAGAGAAAAAGGCAGAAATTATAGCTCTCATCGAAGAGTCTGTATAAGCCTTAATCTCGGAAGGAGCAGTTCATGGAGCAGTCGGAACGTGTAGCATTTGTACAGAAGAAGATAACTACTTTCACAACCACTGAAGATATCGTTGTAGATGCCTTAGCGGAAGTGGAGCAGTCCATCAAAAACTACTGTGCAGTAGCTACCGTTCCGGATGCTCTTCATTTTGTTTGGTGCAGAATGGCTGTGGACCTAATTACCTTTGATCATGAAATGGCAACTAAACCTGACGATGTTCTAGATGCTTTTGACGCCAGTGACGTGTCTACTATAAAAATGGGCGACACAACAATCTCACTGGGAGACAAGTCTCGCAGCAATCAAAGAAGTCGCGTACTGCAAAGCCACCAGTCCAACTTAGATGATATTGTTACGAATTTTCGTGCGCAGTTGAATTTATATCGGAGGATATGGTAATGAAGTTAGGCGGCTTTTCTACTATCTTGGAATCGATGATGACAGACACAATGAATGTATTTAGATATGCTCACGCGTCTGCTACAAATGGTTCTACCAACACTACACTACCAAGCACTCCGACAATAGCGAACGCGCCTTGTCGGATATCTTTTATCAGCGAAGAAAGTCCGAAAGACGCAGCAGTAGATTCAACTCCTGTCATGACAACTCCTAAGCTGTTTTTTAAGGCATCGGCTGTACTTCTTGTAGGTGATTATGTTATAGTTACACGTAAGACGGACGCCGGAGATGTCTTAGCAGTATACGAGGGTCAAATAGGATTACCTGCTAAGTATGTCACACACCAAGAGGTACTATTTGTAGTCCAAGGAAGTGCGTAATGGGAAGTTCATTCGATTACAAGGGTCTTGTAAATTACACCAACAATTTTAAGAAGATGTATTTTGACTTTGATCGATGGATTTTTTATTTCTTAATGAATGAGGGCATGCGCTTTATAGCGGATGTCAAGCGCAGAACTCCTGTCGACACAGGTAGCCTAAGGGGTGCATGGACTCTCGAAACTGTAACAAGACGCGGAGATGAATTGTATTGTTGGTTTTCCAATCCGATGTACTATGCAGATTTTGTAGAGTACGGACACGCCAAACCTTATCGGTCAGGTGCAAAAGAGGGAAGTGACGATTGGGTAGACGGATATTTTATGATGACAGTAGCACTAGATGCAGTATATCGTAAGATGCCCGCTCAATTCAACACAGAACTTCGAAAATTCTTAATGACATTGGGGACATTGTAATGGCAGCATTAACAGGGGAAGAAGTAATCAACAGCTTAGTCACCAAAATCCGTGCCGCATTTACTACGGTACAGATTGCTGCAATTTATCAAGATAAACCCCGTCAGGGTGTTGTAAAGCCGTATGTTTTCCTGCATCCTATAAATACAGAACACACGAATCAAATGCGTGGATCGGCCCTACAGGACTACATGTTAGCGATTCGTGTTCATCCGCTCGCCACTTGCAACGATGTTCAGACATGGGCAAGAGGTATAGCACTCAAGTTGGTAGATGCTATCAACGTAATAACGGTCTCTGGTCAGCAAGTGAAATCACGCACGCTGACATGGAATGTACAAGACGATGTATTAATAGTACTCGTCACGTATCAGTATCGAGTCAGGGTCGTGCCTACAGTCCAGACTGACATGGGGACAATAGAAATAAAAGAAAGGGTGAAATAATATGCCAGCAGGTGGAACTTGGACCGCTCAGAACAAACGTCGTCCGGGCGCATATATCAACTTCGCGTCCGTACCTAAACCCACAGGCATCACAGGAGACAGAGGTATTATAACTGCTGCGTTTCCGATGACTTGGGGTCCTACAGATAGACTGATTTCTCTCTTGAACGAGGAACTTACCAATGGTAAGAGTCAGGCTAAAGTGGGTTGCACTATTTCAGACATCTCCGCTTCTCTTCCTTTCCGTCTCGCATTAAGCGGATGCAGCAAGGCTCTTTTGTTTAGAACGGACATGGGTGGCGTAAAGGCTACAGGCGTACTGTTAGCCGACTCACTTACCGCCGTCGCTAAATATACAGGCACTACCGGAAACACAATTACGGTAGCAATTGTAGCGGATAAGCCTACTGCCGGACTGCATGAAGTTCAGGTGTATGTCGACTCCAAACTCAAGGAAGCCTTTACGGTTTCCGCAATGGCAGACTTCTCAGATATCGAATCTGAGTGGGCGGATTTCGTCGTTGCCGGTACTCCTGCCTCTACTGTTATTCCTGCACTTGCCGGAGTAACACTTCAGGGTGGCACAAACGGAACTGTCAGCACAGCTTCGTATACTCCTTACCTTGCTCTTGTTGACACAGAGATTTGGCAGTGTATGGCTGTCGAGAGTGTTGACGCTGCTGTTCCTCCGCTCATCGCAGCGAAGATTGCTACGCTTCGTCAGAATCGCGGCAAAAAGGTTCAGGCTGTTGTATACGATTACAACACAGCTGACACAGAGGGTATTATTTCTGTCAAACAGGGTTTCAAGACTCCTGATGACACTGTGACACTCGCACTGTTTCCGATCTGGGTAGCCAGTATTACAGCAGGCTCTGCTATCAACGTCAGCAACACGGCGCGTGTTATTCCTGAAGCATACGAGATTACGAATCCTATCGCTGAAGATGCGATCGCCGATCAGCTTGCTCTCGGTCATTTCGTTCTCAGTTACAGACAGGACGGCGCAGTCTGCGTAGAGCAGGACATCAATTCTCTTCATACGTTTACACCTGACAAGGATGTAGCGTTCTCGAAGAATCGCGTTATTCGTTGTTTGGATTCCATTTCGAACAACACGTCATTAATCTTCGCTCGGAATTATCTGGGCAAGATTGACAATAACGCTATCGGTCGCAACACATACAAAGCGGAGATGATTTCATTCTTCGACAAGTTGCAAGAGGCCGGTGCTATTCAGAACTTTGGCGGATCCTCTGACATTACGATACTGCCGGGCGAAGAGCTCGAAGCCGTTGTCGTCGATCTCGCTATCCAACCTGTTGACAGCATGGAGAAATTGTACATGACTGTTAACGTAAACGCGTAAGAGAAGGGAGTGAGTTAGATGTTCCTTAAAGCAGGCGATACTATTTCTGGTCAGGAAGCAATTGCTAGAATGACCATAAAGAACCCGGATGGTACTTCCACTATCGAAGATATGTTCTTCGCTAAGAAGTTGGAAGGCACTTGCAAGGTTAACAAGACGGCTATTAAAACTCTCGGCAAACGCGGAGAGCAGAATAAGCCGAACAGCTGGTCTGGTTCAGGCTCGATGACCATTTACTACGTAACAACACTGTTCCGTAAGATGATCGTTCAGTACATCAAGACCGGTATCCCCGTGTATTTTGACGTCATGGTAACAAATGAAGACCCGGCAAGTTCAACAGGGAGCCAGACCACGGTTCTAAAAAACTGTTCTCTTGATTCGGTAATCATTGCCAAGTTCGACGTTGACTCAGACGTACTGGATGAAGATCTCGATTTCACATTCGACGATGCTGACATCCTGGACGAATTTGTCGCTCCGCAGCTTAGTAACTAATTAATCTTAAGGAGGAAATAATACCATGAACAAGTTACAAGAATTCCTGTCCAAGCAAGACATTTCGACTATGACACAGACACTCAACATCGGTGGGCGTCTCAAGGACTTCGAGCTCACAGTAAAGCCGCTTCAGGGTTCACAGTACAATGATTATCAGAAGCTGTGTATCGAGAATGCTGCCAGTCAAAAGAAACGCAGTTTCAACACCAAGAAGTTCAATGAGCTCATTGTTATCAATTGCACAACCGAGCCCAACTTCAAGGATGCAGACTTCCAGAAAGCAAACGGCGTACTCGACGGCGATGCTGCCAAACTCATGTACAAGGTATTGCTTGCAGGAGAAATCAGTTTCCTCGCTGAGAGTATTCTTAAACTGTCCGGATTCGACAGAGATATCGAAGAGGAGATGGACGAAGTAAAAAACTAATGGCGGAGAATGACGGCGACACTTGGTATTGTTTCTATGCTGTAATGAAACTTAGATGGAAACCTGCCGAGTTCGCCTTCCTTTCTCCGCAAGAACGTGCTCTTATGTATGCTTTTATAGAAGAAAGAGTCGCACAAGAGAAAAAAGAAAGTAAAAAAATTAAGAGCTCAAGAGGCGGGAGGAAATAAGTAATGGCAGCTATACGTAATTCGATAGTACTCCAGGACCAAATGTCTCCCGTCTTTCGTTCTATCATTAGAACAATGAATGATACTCTTAAGATGATGCAGAAGATAGATCAGCAGACTAATAAGAGTTCACACAAGAAAGCCTACGCAACAATCGAAAGAGACATTGCGCGTTCCAACAACGAACTTACCAAGATGCAGAATAATTTAGCGCGGGCAGCAACAGGTGCTGAAAAGGTAGCAGGCGCTACCGGCAGGATGTCCAATGCTATGCAAAAGGTAAGTTCAGGTGGATTTAATCTCGTAAATTTCGCGTCAGCGTTATATATAGTCAATCAAATTAAGGATTCTCTTGCAAGCATTATGGCATCCCCTGACTTAGCCCGTGCTACACAGGCGAGATTAGGGCTATTTAACGAATCACAGTACACACCGGAACAATTGTACGGTGGCGTATATCAAACGGCTATCGGCACGAGAACCGGGTTAGAAGAAACAGGTAACTTAGCTACACGTATTCTTATATCGGGTGCCATGACAGGCGAAGGGTCTGCTCAGGGTGCTATCGATATGACCGGCATTATAAACAAGGCTCTTGTCGCAGGCGGCGGTACTTCTGATGAAAACAGACGTGCTTTACTCCAGTTGTCACAAGGTCTTGCTTCTGGCGTATTACAAGGCGATGAACTTCGTGCTATAAGAGAGCAAACTCCTTATTTAGCGAAGGTAATGGCAGAAGGTCTCGCTAAAACAGAGCCCGAAAAGTTCTCCGGTATAGGTATTGGAGATCTTAAGAAATTAGGTGCGGACGGCGAACTCACTGCTGCTCGACTTCTTAACGCTTTCAAAGCAATGGAACCTGAGATAGATGCAGCATTCGCCAAAATGCCCAAGACGTTTGGACAGGCTATGCAGCAAGTAACCTCGGTGTGGGATTACTTCTTATATCAGATGTCAATTGGCGACGGAGCACTTGCAAAAGTAAATGCTAAGGCCTGGGAGTTTGCAAACTTTCTCGCATCTGATAAAGGTGCTACTATGCTCAACGACATAGCTAACGGACTAAACGTAATGGCCAATGTCGCAATATGGGCAATAGACCAGATTGTAGCGGGCGTACAATGGTTACAGGAGAACTCGGACGTACTTGCAGGTATTATGACAGGACTTGCTACCATAGCTATTATTTCTGCAGGCGCTACGGCGCTTGCCTGGCTGCAAGCCGCGTGGCCCATACTGCTGATAGCTGTTATAGTGGGTGTACTTGTCTACGCGCTTCTGCAGGCAGGAGTAACTATGCAGCAGATAGTAGGTGGCTTCGTTGGCGGCATTGGATTTGTCGCTGTTGTGCTATATGATGCAGTCATTTGGATAATCACGATAGTATACTGGTTGCTCGCTATTATCTTAGACGTCTGCAATATCATAATAACAGTAGCCGTACTTCTTGTGCAGGCTCTTCTACAGTTGATGATCTGGCTAGGCTTGGGTATATACACAGTTTTACAGATGGTAGTTACCATTGTCATATCTGTAGCACTGGCAATATTCGGAGTATTTCAAGGACTTATCATCGGCCTATACGCAGTCTTTGCAGGATTAGGCGAAGCCGTTCTTGCTATCATGTGGTTAATAGCCTCTGCTATTGATGCTGTATTTGGATCCAGTTTAGCTGATGCTGTGTCCGGATGGATGGAGGGCTTGGGTAAGTCTGTACTCGACGTAAGTGCTACACTTAATCCCGACAATACATTTGATAAAATTGGAGACCAGTGGCAGACAGACATGACAAATATCGGCAACACTTGGAAGCGCGATGACATGGATTTAATTAATGGTCCTATGCAAGACGTGATTACAGCTTCTAAAGATATGATGCTTGATCCGACTATGCTGGACCCTTGGGCTATGGGCAATACTAAAAATCCTATGGATGCTTGGAACGCAGGCAACACATGGGGAGACGATATGGTCACTAAAATAGGTGAAGGATTAACAGGTGTTCCGGAAATGGGCGCATGGGATCCGAACTCTGTTGTAATGGGCGGCGGTTCGTTGGATGATGTAGGATCTGTTGGCAGCATAAAGAGCGACGTAAATATTTCAGATGAAGATATACAGATGCTCAAAGATGTAGCAGCACGCGACTTCTTACTCAACTTACAGACAATTACGCCTAAGCAGATAAATAATTTTGGAGATGTAAGAGAAACTGCCGACATGGATGCTATAATGAATAGATTAACAGACATGACAGAAGAAGCTCTTGCTACTTCTCTTGTAACTTCATAAGGAGGTATGAAATGGACTTATCACAAAGTAATCAATTCGCAGGTCCTCCTAAAACAGATAGAAGAGATGGCGCAATGCAGGACATCGGCTTTTTCTTTGAATTTGAAAATCGTATAATTCAACTTCCTATCAACCCAGAGAAGTTAGAAGTAAAGTACAAGGGTAACAACAAGACATCAGAGATAATCAAGTTGGGTGAAGTTAATGTTCTTAAAGATAGGAAATTAGCTGACATCCAATTTGATTGTTTCTTTCCGCACGGCACATGGTTTCCGGGTATACGTACCACAGGACAGTTTGAAGATGAATGGTTCTACAAAGACTACTTCAACACTGCAATGCTGAATAAGAAACCGCTGCGCTTTATTGTTACAGGTATCAATGTGAATATGCTTGTATCTGTAGAAGGGTTTACGTATTTTCACCAAGCAGGAGACCACGAAGATGCGTACTACACACTCGACTTGAAAGAATACAAACCTTTTAAGATAACAGAGATTGTAATTCCTGTTCCTGTTGAGGCTGTTGCTCCTGTTGTAGCACCTGCGCCTGTTTCTACTCCTCCAAGAGCGGACACGAATATTGTTATAGGAAGCACAGTTATTCTCAATGGTCGAGTACATTACGACAGCTACGGAGCTAAACCAGGTAAGACATTCACAAACTATACAGGTAAGATCAACTTAATCAACCTTAAGGGGACTCATCCGTATCACGTCACTACGCCTACGGGGAGTTATCTCGGCTGGGTTAAAAAGGAGTGGCTGACGCTTGTATGATAAATGTAACACTATACGACAATAAGAATAATCGGCTTTACGATATATCGGAAGCCGTATCCAATATATCCTGGGTGACTAACATAACAGAGCAGCCAGGAAAATTTACTTTTGATTTGATTAATGACAATAACTTTCCTGTGTTCGAAGGCGCTACAATCTCCGTAACCGACGACGACATTAAGGTATTTCGAGGATACGTGTTCACTGTTAAAAAGACAGAGGATATAAATATTAAGAATATCACAGCGTATGACGCTTTACGGTATCTAAAAAATAAAGACTCTTTTGTATTTGAAGGAAAGACAAGCGACCAGATATTTAGTCACATTTGCAATGCTTTTCTAATTCCTTACCGGGTCGTCAATAAGAGCAGTTACATATGCGCCGCGAAGAGCAACGACGGTGTGTCTTTATATGAGATGATACAAACGGCATTAGACGACACTTTAATACATGCGCATAAATGGTATATAATAAGAGACAATTTCGGAGTACTGGAACATGTGAATGTGTTAGAACTATGGACAGAATTAATTATAGGGGATAAAGTAGGAATACAGTCGTACACATACGAATCTTCTATTGACAAGGATGTAGCAAATCAAGTAAAATTATATAGAGATAATAAAACCTCAGGCAAACGAGATATTTTTATCGTAAACGATACGATTAACGGAGGAAATAATCTTAAAGAGTGGGGAATACTTCAGTACTATGAGTCAGTAGCAGAGGGACTTAATCTTGCGCAGATAGAGGAAAGAGCAATGGGTATATTGCGCCTCTATAACAAAGCACGTAAGACACTTAAATTGAAAGTATTCGGAACGTTTAAGGTGTCCGCAGGAAGTATCATTAGGGTAAGGTTATCTGACATCGAGGAAAATGTGATTGACAGGTACATGCTGGTGACGGACTGTACGCATACCATCAAAAACGAAGAGCATACAATGGAACTAAACACCGAGGTAATTGACTTATGAGTGACGCCAGACGTCTAGTCAAAATTATACAGGAAGCAGGTAAACCAAATCCAAACGAAGCAGCGGATTTGGTTATTGGTATTGTACAGACAGTATCACCTCTTTCTGTTAAAATTGACAAGATTGTTTTAACTGAAACTTTCGTAGTGCTGCCTAATAGTGTAGCAGTTCCGGCAGTGGCAGACAGGGTTCGTATGCTTCGATGCGGCGGCGGACAGAAGTACTACATTTTAGATAATTTAGATACAACAGGTGGAGGAGTTGTCACTGTACCTGTTGCTACCTCAGCTATTGTCGGAGGAGTTAAAAGTGGTACAGATATAACTGTTGACTCTAATGGTAATGTGTCAGTAGTAGACGACAGTCACGAACATTCTAATAAAGTTAACACTTCATCTATAGGAATAAATGGAGGAGTAGCACAGCTAGATACAAACGGACTTGTACCTGCTTCGCAGTTACCTGCATTTGTAAATGATGTACTCGAGTATGCTACCTTGTCCGTTTTCCCTTCTCCTGGTGAGGCTGGTATTATATACGTAGCTCTGAATACAAATAAGTCCTACAGGTGGTCCGGAACACAGTACATTTTAATAAGTTCCTCTCTGTCTATCGGCGAAACAACTGACTCAGCTTTCGCCGGAGATAGAGGTAAAGCTCTTGAAGTGGCTATGGCTTCCATCCTAAGTGATGCCCTGTTAGCTGCACATCCTATAGGCTCTGTTTATATGAATGTTGCAAGCACCAATCCTCATGACCTTTTTGGTGGAACTTGGGCAGCATTACCGGACAGATTTCTTATAGGAGCGAGTTCTACTTATGCAGCAGGAGTAACAGGAGGAACAACTACAAAAACTATTGCCGCAGCGAATTTACCTTCTCATGTGCATACTATGGCACATACTCATGGCGACTTTACTTCCGGAGTAGAGAATGCAAATCACACCCACATCATAAGTCATGATCATGGGGCATGCAGTACGGGTAATCCGTCTGCTAATCATACACATAATTTTACGGGTTCATCGAATAGCGCAGGAAATCATAACCATTCTCAGAATGCACATGATCACTCCTTAGGACCTGGACAGAGTTTTGGTGTTGACTTTGGAGGAAATGCAGGAGGCGGTGCTACTTTTAGATTAGCTGTAGCGGCTGTAAACACAAACACGTATCAAGGAGCATATGGCATAGGTGCTAATACTGCCACTAATAATGCAGCAGGCGATCATTCTCACACTGTATCAGGAGCCACTGATGGTATGAGTGCCGATCATACCCATACAGTTGATCTTCCTAATTTTTCGGGAAATTCTGGATACATAAGTAACACTCATCAACATACTACTACTATAACAGCCTACTCAGGAAATACAGGTTCTGTCGGTTCTGGCACAGCTCTTGACATCATGCCTCCTTATCTTCCTGTGTATATGTGGAAAAGAACTGCATAACAGAGATGCGTATGTTCTTTACTTTTACTCGATAGTTTGCAATAATAGTAATAAGTCAATAGGAGGAGAAACATGTTACCAAATACAATTATTATAAATAGTACGGTAGCTAATGAAGCTCTTCCTTCTATGACTTATAACCTCGATATTGAAAGTAAAAGAATTTCCGGATCTATAACAGACGAGCAGGCTCTTATTCAGTCCGTAGATAAAATTATGCGTACTAAAAGATACGCCAATGTAATTTACAATGGACTGTACGGAGTAGACATAGATAGTCTTGTAGGCCAGTCTTTATCTTATATAGAGGCAGATCTTCCGAGACGTGTACGTGAAGCACTTTTACAGGATGAGAGAATACTGTCTGTTGACTCTGTTTTAATCAAAAAATTAACCATTGATTCTGTGGATGTTACAATAACTATATCGAGTATATATGGTAAAGTACAATGGGCAGCGGAGGTAATACTATGAGCATCTCATCTATCGAGAAATATTCATTTGCGTACTTAATGAGCCAGGCGCTTGCGCAGGTACCGGATAGCGTTGATAAGCGTCAAGGAAGTATTATATACGATGCTCTTGCTCCTGCGTGTTATGTTCTCGCAGATTTTTATATGCAGCTTCGAAATGTGTACATTGACACATACATCGAGACAGCAACAGGGGAAGCTCTTGAGATGCGTGTAGCCGAAAGAGGTGTATCTCGTTATTCTGCTACCTCCGCTGTAAAGAAAGGCGTGTTTGCTGATTCTCTAGGAGATCCGCTTGTACTTCGAATAGGTGATAGGTTTTCTACTATTTCAGACACTTCCCCTCTTGTGTATCAGGTTTTAGGAGATTATGAAGTAGACAATGTAGCAGTTCCGGGTGCTTATCTTCTTACATGCGAGACGACAGGGACCGTGGGTAATGGTTACACAGGTAACTTACTGAATATCTCTTATGTACGAGGAATTGCCACGGCTGTAATGTCTACTCTTGTTGTGAGTGCTCGTGATGTTGAAACAGATACTGAACTTAGAAGTCGTTACCTTCAAGTTATAACGGAAACACCTTTCGGCGGAAATGTAGCACAATATCGTCTTCTGCTTAAAGAGTTGGAAGGAGTAGGAGACGTACAGGTTTATCCGGTATGGGATGGCGGAGGCACTGTGAAATGCAGTATCATAAGTCCGGCTAATGAGCCTGTGTCCGTCGAACTTCTCGCTTCTGTGCAGCAAATAGTAGACCCTCTAGTAGGAGGAACAGGACTAGGTCTTGCTCCTATTGGTCACGCTGTTACAATCGTAACAGCCTCCGAATTAACAATTGCTATAGGCGCTACTGTTACTCTTATCGCAGGTTTCACACTTGCTCAAATACAGACACCTGTAGAAATTGCGATACAGGCGTATATAGATGAATTAAAAGAACAATGGGGAACACCTAGTGAGACAAATACTTACTCTCTGTCTGTTTATCTATCTAAAATAATTGTGTGCATACTAAGTGTAGCAGGTGTATCTAACGTCAGCGGAGTTACTATAAACACTGTGGCCGCAGACAAGGTACTTACAGAGAATTCAACTACACAGCAGATACCTGTTTTAGGAGGTGTTACGTTATCGTGAATACAGATACAATTGCATCTTATCTTCCTGAGATATATAAAGGTGTAAATGAAACAGACATATTATGCGAAGTAGAACAGACAATGTTCGATCAAGCAATGTCTGATTTTATAGTACTTCGAGATAATCAGTTTATCCAAACAAGCACAGTAGAGGGTATTGCTAGATACGAGAATATATTTCATATTATTCCTAATCTTGCAATCGAGTCAACAGACTTTAGACGCGCTCGTGTTCTAAACAGATTAAACATGGAAACACCTTATACCATGCAGTTTCTTAGAAATAAGTTAGATTCGATTATAGGCGTAGGTAACTGGAATATATTTATGAATTACAGCACGCACACACTCACAGTAGAGTCGACAGCTGAAAATCAATCTTGGTTCCAAGAGATCTATGTTACAATGTCTAAAGTAAAACCTGCTAATATTGTCTTTGTTAATAAGCCTCTATCGTACTATAATATAAACATGTCGGAAGTGTGTAGTTATAGCACCACCGTATATAATTACAGACTAGGAACTACTTGGGTTCTCGGAGCATTACCCTTTTGGAGTTTCATTGGAAAGGGGGACATCAAATTGGCCAGTATTCCATCATTATCTAGTCAGCTAATGTCAGACGTGGCTGCATTCACAGCAGATGATATCGACGGTGTGTTGATAAATGACACACTTGAGATATCTGTATTTGAGACTAAATCAAGTACAGGAGGAGTTGTCACGCTTGAATATATTGTTCCGTTCGGAAGTGTTGCTACTATTACAAATATCAAAATAAAAAACGTTGACGGATTAGTCTTGGCGACATCTGCTGTGTACGTACCAGTCGTCGAGGAAGTTGTTATGAAACATCTTAT